GCGGGATCACTTCACCGCGTCTGCTGATATAGTCACTCATGGGAAGCACCTCTTCTCAGAGACTCTGGCAACAGTTCATCAATTTGCTCATCAGTATAGGTATCGTCATTCCTAATAATCAATGCAGTTTCCGCTTTCTTAACTGCTCTATCAGAGGTCTGTGGGGCTTCTTGATATGCTGCATGAACCCGTACTTGGATAGAATCGAAAGTCTCAATAAGTTCGGCAAGTGGCTGAGCCTGGTGCTTAACCTTGTATAAGAGAAGTAAAAGCTCGTCTCTCAAAATCACTAGCTTTGTTGCTGTAGCTTTGTTTGCTTTTGCCATATTCTGAAAATCAAAAGACTTTAGAAGCGCGGATAAGAAAACTGTAACAAACGAAACGACAGCGGAAACTATTTTAATCCACGCCTGACCTGCAAAGACTGTAGATATAATGCCTGCAGATGTTATGGATGCGGCGAGAATATTTATCGTAGCAATAATTCCGTATCTACGCTCGTATATTTCTGCCTGTTTTTCTTGGATTTTATGCGTCCAAGTAACACTCGCATATCTCACTCTGATCAAATCTTCAAGTGCCAAGTAGTCTTTAATCATCTGTCTCCTTCCTAGTGCCACATCGTCGATCACATGCACGCATGCGCCAGCAGTAAAATATAAGGTCTAAAGAGTTGCAAACTGTCAGAGTGTTATCCTCTGACAGCTTGCGGCTGATTCTGTAACGTTATGCCTCTTTACGGTACGAATCAAAGTAAATGATTTTGCTCTCAGTTTCGCCAGTGGGTTCGGTATCGCATTCAGGCACCTGAGTTTCTTCAGCGGCCTTGATTTTTGCTGCCTTCTTCAAACGGTGCTTCTCACGCATCTCGTCAATTTTGTCTTCAACAAAGGGGACGATTTTTTCCTCAGTAACTCTTTTGATACTGGGGAGGACAACCTGGAACGTTAAGTACGTGACGGCAGTGAGGCCTACCTCAAGCAGATAGTCCTTTGCTTTTTCGGCGCGTTCATTCTGGAGTCTAAAGTCAGGCTGACTTGGCCAGAAGTTTCCTTTTTGCGCCCTAAGCCCGTTATTAGACACCGCGTCACCATTGACGAAGGCGGTATAGGTTTCTTCGTCTACCAGAGCTTCAATTACTTTTGTCTTACCATTGGCCATCGGCATTTCTCCTTGTAACAGATGTGATTTGTGGGTTTTGGTTCATTTACTGACTATCAACCATAGATTGCAGACGCTTTATCAGCAGGTCTATGTTTGTGTGCCTATGTATGGAATTCAAATTTCTCTGACGTATGAATTCCCAGGACTCCGCGTAGGTCAGATCGCCAGCTGCATCTGGATCATTCAGCAACCGGTTGAGTGTTGCCTCTGGATCCTTACAATACTCGAGTGCAAACTGTTCTCCGCCAGCAATCTTTTTACGAGGATCAAGCAGATTGGGATCACCCTGCAGGAAATGGTCAAGATTGCTGGAGAAGTAGTATACGAAATACGGCACCTTGGATTGCTTGCTACGGGGGTTTTCCGGGTTCTGATGGACATGAAATACATCCTCCGAAATACCTATAAGAGCGTCCATATTCTCTCGTTTCCGCTGGTTTCGCTCTCGAACGTCGGCAACTGACGGTGCTGAAATACCGTTTTCACCGTAGAAGTACTTACCCCCGTTGAATTCTGGGCTGCATTCGGTTATGCAATCGTCGGGGATATATGCTCCGTCCATATCGACGAGGTGAATTATCTCATCAATATCACGGGCATAGATTTTCTGCCTAGCAAGCACAGGCCCAACTAAGAGTTTGTTTATCAAGCCTTCGATGTTGTTAGGTGTAATCCCGCGTTTTGAAGTAATATCGCCGCTTTTGAGGATATCGTCTTCAAGGACACGGGTAAAAAACACCTGGTACGACTCGTCAACGCACTCATACAACTCCGGCAATACCACTTCGAACGCCTTGAGATCGGATTTTCCTTCAACAATTACTACAACATTTTTGTTGTGCGGCTTATTCTTCATCTATAGAACCTGCCTTCATAAACGCCGATACAATCTTGTGCCGCTTGGTGTTGTTATAAATCCGCTCATCTTGCTCATTGACATGGATTTCTCGGAAATAAACATCACGGAGATTATTGGAATTACCAACACCCTTCAAGCGAATGTAGTAAGGCTTACCGCAAACACCGCAGAACAGTTTTTGCTGTAAGAGAGGCCACCTCGGTATTCTTGAAGACATTACCGCTCGGCGTGGTGACGATGAGGTCAACGATGCCTGAGCCGTTTACGACTCTCGAAAGTGAAATGGTAATGGGGTGTGTAAGCGTAAGCCCGGTGCTGTCATCCCTGTAAGTAACCACACAGCGGTAATCCATACCGGGAAGCCCTGCCATCGTGTTTTTCTTGATGGTGAGGATGTGGCTCTTCGTACCGCTCAAGCCGTAGGTGGTGTTGGCGGTAATCGCCGTTGTGCTTGAACCCTCATACCACTTGACCTGTGTGACATTCGCCGAGGTGATCTGGTCGGTAGTCGTACCGATAATATACAGACTCGGAGTCAGCACCATATTCGTGGAAGTCCAGTCCGGGGTGTAACTTCCGTTGTCCGGGTTATACATCTGCGTTTTCGCAAGGTTCGAGCCGATGAAACCCGTGAGGGTAAGCGCGTCATTGTAGTCAATAATCGTAAATTGACCCTGTGCTCTGCTCATAATAAAAACTCCTTTCAGCCAAGCAAGCTGGCTCTTGTCGTTGTGTCAATGAGGTCGCAGAAGAAGGTTGCCCTCACATTGACATCAGCCGTTGTGATTTCGATAGATTTTGTGCCGCCGAAATGGGCGGCATTCCACTCTTCATCGGCTTCCTCATCATCCGACACCCTTGTCCAGATGAACTGGTTCGGATCGAGCGTATCGGTGATATTCTCATCCCAGGAGAACACCATTGCCGAAAGTGTGGTGTGGATTTCGTTGTTCTTGAAAATGTTCCCGTTGCTTGAGGTAATGACAAGGCGGTACATCTTCTGGTCTTCAATGACCTCGACACGGTCGGAAACCTCTTCCACCTGCGTGGTGGTGGCATATGCGGAGAGGTGGATTTCGCCGCTCTCCAAATCCCACCAGGAGGAACCGTCCTGCGAAGAAAGCACTCCGGCTTTGATGATGTTCGCCACGAGAGAACCGGAAGTGATGAAGTCGGCAACGATCTGCCCGTCGGCGGTGATAGCCGTTTCGTAGGGACCGTTGTATCCGTTATCCGAAAAGCCGAGACCGCCGAGATTCCACCGCCATACATTGACGGCGCTCTCGATGTCCGGCGTATCAAGGATAAGCAGTTCATAAGGCTTTCCGCTGTCGGCATCCGTGTGGATAACGACATAACCGCCGCTCTGACCTGTGATAAGGCTCGTGGCGGTTTTGATTGCGGAGTTTATAAGTGCCGGGAAGCGGTCAACCTTTGCGGATACGGACTCCGCTGCGGTCTGCGCTGCCGTGACATTATTGATGAGGTTTGCCTTTGAACTGCCGAGCGTGATTGAAACATACTTCTCCGCGAGGGTGTCGTACACGGCCTTGATGACCTTCGCCTTTGAAGTGATGCCCAGAAGTGAGTGCCGGATCGTGACGGTATCGCAGAGAGATACACGCTCAAGGACTGCGGCATATTCCGGCTGTTTCCACAAAGGCTCGAAGGCTACCGTCAGCGTAGGCATAGCCACGCCCATCGGATTTGCCGACAGATAGTTGTTTGCCTTTGCCCGGAGCATTTCCACCGTGATCTCGGTGCCGTAGTCAAAGGATTCCGTGAAGTCCTTGATAAGGGTTTTATCCTGCACAAGGGTGCTGTCCGTTATTGGAAGAAGCACCTCCGGCAGCGTGATGACGGTTTCCGTTCCGTCTTCGGCGGTCTGCACCGCATAAGGGAGCATATCCGTATAGACCTCGGTATTATCGTTGTCATGCTCCATTGAGGTGAGGTTCTTGCCGTATTCGATGACCACACCCGTATGCTGACCGCGTCCCTGATGATGCTTGACGAGAAAGTTATCCCATTCAAACTCACCGCCCCACAGATCGAGGAACGAACCTGCGGTGCCGCCGAGACAGGCACGGACACTTTTTGGCTTGGACACCGAGAACGGTTTTGCCGCCGAGTAGTCCGTCTGGCAGGTGAAATTGTGTTCGGTTGCCGTATTTGCAAAAAGCCTCTCCATCGCAAGGGACGGAGAGATGCTTTCCGATGACCACAGCAGAGCTGCAATGTTGGACAGATCATAGGAGAGGTGCTGCGCATACACCGTGACGATACCGTTCAGCGGTGTCGTGATGCGGTAAATGCGGAACATCTGGTCTTTTGCAGTGTCGTTGGGTTTTGCCTTTACGAGCCGCTCGGTCTTTATCTCCTCATAGAATTGTCCGTTTGTCGGATATTTGAAAACGCACTCAAAGGCACCGTTACGCTCTTCCGTGACCTCGCACGAGGTACAGTCGCGGAGAACGCCGATGCCGAATGAGGTGAAACTGGTGGCGTCCGCTTTGAAAAGAATAGGAATCATAGCGTACACCACCTTGGTGTCACGGCGAGAG